AGTACAAATCTCCTGATACTAAAACTTTAACAACATTAGAAAAATATAAACGCAAAAACAAATATCAAGTTGCTGTTTGGGATGATGAAAATAAAAATTCTGTTATAGATGAAGCGATTCAACAAGCAAAAAGAGATAACATTGATTGGAATCCAGAAAATACAGTTAAAGATGCGTACGATAATGTTTCTGGTTATGATAGTATAAGTTATATATCTAAGGATATGATGAGGTATTTACATACATTAATTGGTCATAATCCTAGTTCAACCAATCCAATAAAACCTATTGTTTCTTCAAATGGAGATTCTGCATTGTTGTATGGTAAAACATTATTTGTATACGATATAGGTATGCAAAAGTTTTTTGATAGAAACCCTAATGTTGATATACTTATGTCTTCTAGTGCGGTTAAGATTACAGCAAGTAAAGATGATATTATAGGTAATACAATAGAGGATTTGCAATCAGGGAAAGTTTTACTAGGGCAAAATGATTTGAAATCTATTTCTATAAATTCTGTAGGTATACTTCCGAGTAAAGATGTTGAGTTGCCTACTGCTAGCAAATCAATGTCTGACAATAATTTTAAAGATGCAGATGAAGAAAGACTTACATACGAACGTGAATATCTTGATGACGTAAATGATGCTATTGACAATATGCTAGATATATATTCAGACCCAATAAAACAACGTGAGTTTGCTGTAGCTTTAGATGCTGACTTAGGTACTGCAACAACTTCAGAACAAAATGGTGCTGTTTCATTTTTAAAAAGCAATCATTATTATAATAGTTTAACTCGTAATGCTAATCCAATGTATTATGGAGATAAACAATTGCAAAATAAATTATATTCTCATTTCTTAGATAAGATTATGAATAAAAAAAGAGCTGTATTTACTAATGTAAGTGGAGAATCTTTTAGATATGGTGGTCAAGCTTATCTTGTACAAACTGCAAGCAATAGACTAAAAGGAACATTAACTAACGGAGTTGGTGAAATAATACAACGAGGTGAAGTTATTCTTCCATCGATTGAAGCAGAAAGTACTTTAAAAGATTTACATAACGATGGTAACGATGGTTATGACCTTTCTTTTACATCAAACAAGGGTGTAGATGTTTTTAAGTTTAATGATTTTATTGATGAAATTGTAAAGTTATCACAAGAAAAAGGAAAGACTCAAAAAGCAAAACAATTAACTTCTTCTGAATTAAAAGATTTTATTCTTGAAAGAAATTTAGGTGAAGTACATGAGATATTAAAAGATATAAATAAATCTTTTGATAAGGATTATAAAATAGGTGTTGTTGTTAGCAGAAAACCAAGAACAAGACCTAATGATTTAGCAATGCTATCCCTTGAAGGATTTATGCCTAAAGAAAATGGTGTTGCGATGCAGATAAATAGTTTAGATGTTGTAAATGTATTTGAAGGTGATTATGATGCAGATAAAGCAGACTATTTCTTTAGCAATAAAGAACATAATATTGACCATGTAATTGAAAAACAAAGATTTTTTGTTCAAGGAAGAGACCCTGACAAACTTAAAAAGAATAAAACAACATTTTCATTTACAAAATCATTTTCAGAACAATCTAATTCTATGAAAAGTCTTGTGTCTGGAGAATATGCTTGGAAAAATTCAATTGGAAGTGTACAAAAATTACCAAGAACACTTGCTTATTTAGATAGACTAACTACTACATCAGATGTTGGTTTTGCTCCTAAAGATGAAAAGTTAAATACACTGTTGCAGTATGGAGATGAAGCAACAATAACCTTAGATTTTAAAAACTTACCTTTTTATGCTCGCAATGCATTAGAAACACAATACATGATTGACAACAATGGTAATTTAAATCCAGAGCTAGGTGCTGATTTATTAAGTATACAAAGTGATTTATTATTTCCTACAAAAGATAATAGTGTATTGCCTAATGATTTTAAAGGTTCTCAAGATATATATAAAACAGGAAAAACTAAAACAGGAAAAAGAATAAGAATATTTAGAAAATGGGATAAGAATGGTCAAGAAATAAACTTAACTGAATTAGATAAAAAAATTATTACAACAATGATGAAAGAGTATTCTAAGTTATTAAATGCTACTGGTGGGTTAACTTATGATAATACTGGCACACAAAGAAAAGCAACATACGAAGATGTTTTAAATACTTCTAAAGACTTCTTTGAGTTTCATAAAGATATTAATCGTTCTATTTTTGATAAATTAAAAAAACAATTTAAAACAAATGATGAGTTTAAAAAAATATTCGGAGTAGAAACAAAATACAGATTTAAATTAGGTGGTATAACAAAATATGAATTTAATGAACCTAAAAATGTAGACGAAAATACAAAAATTACAAGTTTTCAAGCACCAAGAAAAGAAATATTCCATCCTGATATTTTAAATAACGCAAAACAAATGCATGAAGGTAAAAGAGGAGCAACTATAGATAGAATACTTTGGGAAATGCAAGATAGAGATGTGTTTAATGATATATATGAAAAGGGTCTTACTACTGGAATACCAAGAAGAAGTTTTGATGACTGGTATTACAAACTAACTAGTGAAGAGTCTGAGTATGATGCAGACCTTCTTAAAGCAGAGTTTGATGAGTATGAAGAAATATCATCTGATTTAGTTATAAACAGAATACAAGAAGTAGAATCTTCAAAAGATTTTATAAAAAGAAATAAATACTATATACAAAGAGTAAAATATAACAAAGCATTGCCTTGGAAAGCTAAAAAGAAAAGAATAGATTATTTTAACAATCTTATAGCAAGAGAAGAAAACAAAATACAAAAATATTTAAGTGATACATACTTGAAAACTAGAGCTGCTAAAGATTTAGATTCTATCGAACTTATACCAATAGATACTAAAGATTTAAAAATAGCAGGTGTTCAGGGTTCTACTATGTCTGCTATAAAAAATATTATTGGATTAGGTAGTGATACATCAAGGATACTATTATCAGATAAGAGTGCATCTTTATTAAAAGATATTGTTACAATAAGAAAAAACTTTTATAGCGCACATAATAACAATCTTAAAGAATTTTTAAGAAGTGATAAATTATTATCTTCAAGTACTACAAGATATTTATCAGAATTTAAAGACCAAAAAACTTTGCATGATGCCGAACGTGAGTTAATGATACAAGGAGTCGTACAAGATGGTATTAAATTTATTTATGCATATATGGATGTACCTTCTACTAATAATGGAGTAGGAGTCTTGAATAATAAACCTGTTAGATTATATAACTACCCTTCTACTAGATTTGCTGGTGGATTAAGGTTTTTATCTAGTTATGCTAGTGGTAATCTTGATATTAAAGATGTTTATGTTCAGCAATCTATAGAAAAACAATTATCTCAGAAAGAATCTGAAGATGTTTTAAAATTAATGCAAGGCATTATATCTCATTATGATAATTTTTATAATACAAGAGTAGATAGACGTGGAGTTATAGATAAAAACTCTTTTACACAAGGTGATATAGGTGCAATAGAATCTTTAAAACTACCAATAGTTCACGATACAATTGGTCAAGAAGTGTTAAATTTTGGTTCTATTAACTGGGGAAAAACAAAAGATAAAATTTCTACTGGTTATAATTTAACTAATAATCATTTGTTTGATTTATATAATGATATTATGCAATTAGCAGGAAAAACAAAAGAATTTGAAGAGTATCGCAATATTATTGGAGAAAGACAAGCAGATTTATTAAAAGCTAATACAATTAATGTTTTTGATTTTATAGGTATGAAATCAGAAATGGATTCAGAAATTAAAAGTATTGCACAAAAAGTGTTAAGCAGTTCTTATTTTGATGAAGGAGTTCCTGATAATAATTTTGTTGTTGAAAGAATAAAATCTAATCCTGTATTTAAACTTATGGGCGGTAAATCATTCTTTAGTAATATTACTTTAGAAAAAGCACCAGAACAAAGTATTAAAAGTTTACAAAAACTAAATTCAGCTCTTGATTATGCAAAACATTATCAAAAACCATCACATACAGGATTTTCTGGGTTTGAAAAGTTTAAAGCTAAACTAGCAGAAATAGATGAAAGGTGTTCATAAATGCCAGCAATTAATTGTAGAATAGATAGAAAACAACACAAAAAATTATTTAATATTATAGGTGAGTGGGCAGAATCAGATTTAGCACAAAACAACTTTAGAGATTCTTATGACGCTGCTTTAAAATTATTAGAACCAGTATTTAATGTTGATGCTAATACTATTACAGAAGTACCATTGAGTGATGGTCAAATAGGTGTGTATCAGTCTAGATTGAAAGAATTAAATAAAGCAATTAAACAAGGTAGATTGGGTAATATATTCAGTCAGTTCTTTTATACTACACAGCATTATGGCAAAAGAGACCCTATTATATCTAATGACTTTACACAAAAACAAAGAATACAACAAACATATAAAGAAAATACAAATAAAATTGATGTTTATTTAAAAGCTATAACAGATGGACTTAGAGATTCTGCTTTATATGATGGAATGACAAAACGTGGAATAAGAAATGCTAAAAAAGAATTAAAAGGATTAAATGAACTTTATGCTCAGGGTAAAGCAGCTTATTTAAATAATGAAATACCTAAAGCAAAAGAATTACAACGTGAATATATGGCTAAAGAAAAAGAGTTAATGGATGGTACGTATGGTTCTATTGTAAACAAAATGGTAAACATTATTGAAAAAGATATACCTAAAATAGTTAAAGAAAAAAAATATAAAATAGATGCAGACGGTTCTATTGATACATCTTTACTTGCAAAAGATTTAAAAGAACTATATCCAAAAGAGGATACATTATTGCAAACTGTCGTTACTTATACAAAACTGACAAATGATTTATATAGTATGTTAGACAATGCAACAAATAAGCATGTTGACATAATTATAAAAAAATTAGAGTCTTCAGGAAAGATAGATAACGCAAGAGATTTAAAAGAAATTAAAAAATCTTTAAATGAAAAAATGAAACCACAAAGAGAAATTGGTTATTATCCTCATTTTACTAGAGATTTTAATATATCTCTTATGGATGGATATATGACAAAATTATCTAATTTGCAAGATTCAATTAATCCTTACAATCTTACTAAAAAACAAAAATCAGTTGATGAAGCAATTTCTGATGTCAGAGCATATTTAAGTGAGTTTACACAAAAAAGAGCGAGAGACCCAGAAACAAATGAGTTTATATTTGATTACAGTAGAAACTTACCAGAGGTATTAGCAAACTATTCACATGATGTTGCAAGGTTTAACTTTAACTCATTTATGAATGCTAACTTTATAGAATCATTAAATGCTATAGAAAAAATATATCAAACAGATGGTGATGCAAAAGGGTATGCTCAGAATATTGCTGATTATATACAAGATATGCATGTAGCATACAATGGAAAAGGTGAGTCTTCTGTATCAACAAATAATTTAGTAAGAAGTATATTGTCTTTTGAGTTTATATCTAAACTTGGATACAACCCAAGAAGTGCTGTAAGAAACGCAACGCAAAGAGCTTTAGATTTTGTAGTTTGGGGTAGGTATGGTAAAAAGAAAATTAAAAATTATTTAGAAAACGAAGGTGTTTTAGATATTGATATACAAAAGTTTTTAATTGATAAAGGTATTTTATTTAAAGAAGCTGCTCCAGATATTGAAGAAACACTTAGAACTAAAAAAATATCAGAAATGAATTTAGTACAATGGAATGACGATACTAATAAATTTGAATATGTAAAAACAACAAAAGGTGAGAAACTTGCAGATGGACTTTCTTTTCTAGCTACTAAAACAAGTGGTATGCATAGATTTGCTGAAAATAAAAATAGAATGGCAACTTTTAAATTTGCCTTTGGTCAAATGCATAAATATTTAAATACAGTTGATTTTAAAGCAAAACTATCAAAAGAAGGTAAGTCTGAAAAACAAATTACTGAAGTTATACAAAAAAAAGCAGAGAATTATGCTACAAGAATGACTGTATTAAATCATTTTGATTATTCTCAATATGCAAAATCTCCATTTATGAGGACTAAGGCAGGTGCAATACTTGGACAGTTTCAACATTATAGTTTTGAATTTTTTGAACGCAATGTTGGAATCTTAAAAGAAGGTAAGGAAGATATAAAGTCTGGTTCTATAATTAAAAAACTATTATCTGGAGAAGGAAAAGCAGAAGGGTTATCACAGTCAATGAGAATGGGATTAATATATTTTCTTGCTCCTGCCATTGCAGCTTCTATAACAGGTTTAAATTTTAAAAGTTTAATACAGCACGACACAGCTGAAAGAGTAAGTAAATTAGCATTGTTGTTTACTGGAGATGAAGAAGAAATAATTGCAGCTAATTATGGAAAAGACTTTTTTCTAAACACTTTAGGGCCTGGTGTTGGAACAGTTGTTGATGTAGGTCTTGCATTAGATTTTATTGATACTGATACGCCAGGGTTAGGATTTATAGCAAGTAATTATAGAAGGTATGACCCTAACTATGATGATAAAAGTATTACAAAAAATTTATCAATTATAAATGTAGCTTCAGGTAGATTAATAGATAGACATATACCGCAAATGTTATCTGGAAGAGTTGGATGGGCTGTGCAAAGTGAAATGGGTTTATATGCTACTGAAGAAAGTAAAAAGTCTCAGCAAAGACTTATGGAGTCTATTGGTTTTGACCCAAAAAAAAGAAGTGAAAAGTTAAAAAAAGATAAAGCAGATGTAAATGTACAAGATGTATTAGCTTCTTTAGATTTTTTATCAGTTTGAAACAGTAAGAAGAGTAAGAACGAAAAACAACAAAAGTTCTTACCCTTATAATCTTACTGTTAATTTAGTTAATTACGTACTTTAAATTGAGTTATTATTTTGTTGCTTTGTTCTACAAGATAATCAAGAATTTGAAAAGATAAAATATTTCTTTCATTTATTTCTAATTGTTTAACTTCTTGTAATTGTTCGTTTGTTGTTTCTATAAGTTTCTTAATATACTTATGATGGTCAAATGAGTTCATTGTTTTTCCCCCATAATCCTATGCAGATTGCATCCGCAGTATATAAAGTTGCTTTTGGATAAAATTCCTTTGCTATCATTTTTAATTCCTTTTTTCTTTGTTGTTTGTTTTTAGGTAACTCAAATTGTTTTTGCCACTTTTGTGGTGTTACCATTTCATATTTAATAGATAAACTTTCTAGTATACCTATCCATATACCAAAATTTTTACCAAACTTAAATGCACTGCTTCTAGCATCTGTAGGGAAAGCATGCACTTTTTCTATTATTCCTAAAACTGGAAATCCATTTGATTTGCATGTCCATTGTAATTTTTGAGTAATCTCAAACATCTCTTTAGGAGTTTTAGGGCATTTATGTGCTATTAATTTGTCATCAAACATTGCACAAATACCACCAGATTGGCCTGGGTCAATAGTTATTAACGCTGGTACCAAATAGTTTACCTTTTTTTTGTTCACTTTTCCACCTTCTACCTGTTGATGAACCATAATATTCTCTTATTGCACATTTTTTGCACACTATTAAATGTGTTCGTGATAACGGAGAGATATAGTCAAAGTATTCTGTAACTTTATTCTCTCCGCACATTTCACATTCATTACTTGCATCTATTCTACGTTTTGTAACTGCTGGAATCATTATAGGCATCATCTCTATTGAGATAGAATTTACAACGATTGCCGTTAAAACCAAGAACATAACTTCCTACATTACCATATCTTGTTTTTGCTGATATAATTTTACTTTCATATCTATCATAAGCTTCACTGTCAAAGTTATATCCATAAAATACAAACATAGCTGTTTCTGCTGTTTGTTCTATTACACCAGATTCACTGTAATCACTTAATCTAGGTTCTGGATTTATACGCCTATCCATTTCACGATTAAGTTGTGATAACAATAATGCACTACAATCTTCGTTCTTACATACCCATTTGTACTCTTGCATAATACGTTCTATCTCGAACCTTCTACCTTCTTTAACATTGTCTACTTGTATCAATTGTATGTAATCATCTATTATAATATCTGGTTTATGTTTTTGTATTTCTGTTATTGTATCAGACAAAGTTCTTACATGGTCATACATCATTAAGTTTTTATATTTCTTGCGTATCTTTTCCATTTGCATTTCTAGAACATTATCTTGTCCAGAATCAAATTTATTTTTCCTTACGTCTGCATACAAAAGAGATTTACTTTCTAATACACATAATTTCTTAATCATTTCTGTATTACTCATCTCACGATTAAATAACATTACCTTATACCCTTGTTGTATTAAACTTTGTAATACATTAACCATAAGAGTGGTTTTACCATGACCTGGCCTACCACCTAATACTGTAATTTCTTTGCGTGTCATACCACCTGCTGGATAATCTAACACTTCCATACCAAATGGTATAATGTTCTCACCATCTTTTATATTGCGTTTAGCTTCTGCAATAATTTCATCAATTGTTTTTACTAATGATGGTCTGATATTTTTAAGTTCGTCAACCAATCTAGAATGTTCATCTAATATATCATTAACATCAGAAAAGTTATTTTCTAAACTAGAATTGTATAACTTATTTGCACTTACTGCTGTTTGTCTTTGTATATATTTTTCCCATATAATTCTTGCATAATGTTCACAATTAGCAACACTCGGTATGTTACTAGCTAATCCTGTGATATAAAATGCATCAACTTGGTTGTCTTTATTGTCTTTACATTTTTCTAATACTGTTATTGTGTCTATAGGTGTGTTTTGTTGTTTTAACTCACGAAATGATTGCCATATCTGTTTGTTTATTTCTGTATAAAATACTTCATCATCTCTTAGCCATGGTTTTACTTTATCATAAGTAGCAATACCTCCAACAAGTATACAACCAATAACACTTTGTTCAGCATCAATATTTTTTGGTGTGTCTTGCATATTTACTCCTTAAACATTTCTACTTGTGTTTTTTCTTCATAATTCATTATTACTAGTTCAGTAAAATATTTTGTATTTTGACCTTCTTTGTATCCGTTTTGTGTACGACCAGCATATTGAGTTTGTATTTCGACTATATTATAATCAGAATACATATCTCTTACTATTTCTTTGTCATCGTAACTAATCATGAACTTGCCACCATTTCTATCTACTAAATCAATACATTCACGCAAGTCTTCATGTTCTTCGTATCCAAAGTCCGCCATATAATAATCGCCTTTTTCTGTAGCTACAATATATGGAGGGTCAAAGTACCACATATCACCCAATGTAGGTTTGTAATCTACAACAAGTTTTCTAAAGTCCATATTCTCAATTGTGGTATTTTTAAAATATTTTACAGAGTATTTTAATTTATCTATAATGTCTTCTGTATTCCAATATGATGTTTTTGAAAAAGAAGAGTTGGGATTTTTATTAAAAGCATTACGAATACAATAAAAATATTTAACTGCTCTTAATACATTAGGCATTTTTATTACTTTGCTGTAATGTACTTCATGCCTTGCTTCTTCAAACATCTGTCTGCTCTTAGGAACCCATAGTAATGTATCAATAAATTCATCATACTTTTCACTTAAACATCTATATAGATTAATTATATCATTGTCTATGTCATTTATAACTGTATAGTCACATTTAGATTTTCTAAAAAACATACTTAGTCCTCCAGAAAAAACTTCAATGTATCTGCTATGGTTAGGAAGTAAAGGAATAAGCTGTTTGCTCAACCTAAACTTCCCACCATAATATGGAATTACAACTGGACAGTCATAAAACTCTAAAGATGTCATGCTTCTGCTTTAGCCCACTTAACAACTTTAGGATATAATGATTCTTCAAACTTAAATGTTGATTCATATTTCTTATTCATTCTATGAGTTGCTACAAAAGTAGCTGCATTTAATAAATCCCAATATGTTTGAATATTGTAACTACTTAAATACTTAACTAAATCGCCCATAATAAAATCAGGAAATAGTTTTAAGAATTGATTAGTGTGTCTATTATTATATTTAGTATTCACAAGTGTTGGAAAATCTTTAGTAAATACTTTATCAATAGAATCAATAGTTTTATCAACATATTCATCTATCTTTTCTAATTCAGTATTATATATAGAATGTCTGTTAGTTTTGTTGCCAACAGTATGTCCTATAACTAAACCATTGCTACAAACTAATCTAAATACCCCAGCTAGAAAAGATAACTGTGTTGTTGCATTATAACTATTAACCAATATTATTTGTGGATAATGTTCTTCTCCTTTATTTGTTTCTACTTTTTGATTAGTTAGATTCCAAGTGTAAGTTGTTTTAGCACCATTAGAAAATTGTCTTGACCCTACAAAGTCATTTTTAATTTTCTTCTTTTTAAATATCTTTAATACTTTATCTACAACATCTTTATTTTTAATAAGTTTATACGAATCAGTTACACAACTTAAAATTTCGTCTGTGTCTTCTCGCATAATAAACTTATAACCACTTTCATTACCTTTGCCTGTATATATAGTATCTTCTTTTACTGGAAAGAATGTATCTTTCATTGTTTTTCTCCTTTTGTTTTTTTATTCTACGAAACCTAGTCGTTCTCTCATTTCATCAATTAATTTCTGCATTTCTTCAAACTCTTCATACATTGCTTCAGAGAAAGATTCTAATGCTTCATCTATTAACTGATTTACTTCTTCTGCTGTTAGTTTCTTTTTTACTGGATTTGCTTTTACTGTTTTTATTTTTGTCATTTTTATTCCATTCTATTGTTTTAGGTGATGTACCAAATTTCTTTTTTTGATTGTCTTCATATTTTACCCAATCTTCATCAACTGTTTCAACCATTTTCATAAAATAGTTAAATCCTTTACTTTGCCAAAAATAACCTTTTGTAATATACATATTATATGCTCTGCTAATTGTTAGTATAGGATAGTTTGATATTTTTTCAATAAAATTATAAATAGATTGTTTTTTATTTTCTGAAGGAATGTTTCTTCTTATTCTATCAATTATTTGTTTTACTAACTCTTTGTATTTTTTATCTTTGTCTTCCATCATTTTTGCAATTTCATATTCACTTACAGGTTGCACTCTTTTTTTTGCTTTAAATTTATTCCTACAATTAGGACAAGTTACGTACATTACCTCTCCTTTCTTGTTCTGTATCTAGCATCATATCTATTAATCTTTGTAAATAAACACACATATCCATAGCTTCTTCTAAAGCTTCTACTGCCCACTCTATCTGATTTTTATTCACTTGGTCAATTGTGTTTCCGTGTTTATTATTAGATTTAATAGCTCTATCAGAAAATTTTTGCATAAGTTTATTAACAGTTTTATCTTCACATTCGTGAAATACCATATCTGATTCCATGTCAGCTGCTTGTTCCATAGAAAATTTTTTCATTTTACCCAAGACCTTCCTCCTCTCTAATTTTATTTTCAATTTTTGTTAAATCTTTTGATAATGCTCTAAACGCTGTTATGGCATACTGGTCTGGTGTTTCCCATAATTCATTAGATGTCCATTCTGCATAAAGCATATTTGTTTTTTTAGTTACATATAAAGCTCTAATTAAAAGTCTAAGTTCGTTTTTTGTAAATTTAATAGTTACTGATTCTAATTGTTTTGTCATGTTTGTTTTTCCTTTTAAAATTTTGGGTTTTGAATAATGCCCACTTTACCAAAATTAACATTATTTGTAGCCAAAACCCAGCCAACTCCAGATGAACATTTTTTTATTGCCACCTGTCCTTTTGCTACATAAAAGGATTTAATTTAAAATGGTAAGTCTTCTTCCATTTCTTCTTTGCTTACTTTAACACCATCTGCCCATGAATCTACTTTATCAACTTTCCATGCTGTTCTTACTTCTTGTTCAGCTTCTGGCAAGTCTTTAGTATCTTTTGTAACATAAGTTTCAGATTTTAAAGTAATGAATACAGGTAAACCTACTACATCTTCTTCTTCTATTAAAGGTAACTTTCCGTCTTCTTTAATTTCTATTCCGAGATTCTGTAATAGACTATAATATCTACCATTCTTACCTGCTGATTTTTCTTCTAAGAATAAGAAAGTACCATTATCTCTAAATTGTTTACCTGACAGATGTTTACAAGCTGCTAAGACAGGTTTTCCGTCTTTATCGTTAACAGGTATTTTGCTTCCATCTGCATTTAACTCATACTCATATCCATCCATCTTATAGACTTTTTGAGTAATGTCTTTAACATCTTCTGCTATATCATAAGACATATTAACAACAATAGCTTTACCTGCTTTAGTATTAAGTTCTCTTTCATAAACAGAACTAATATGTGCTGGATATTTACCAGCTTCTATTGGTAAGTAACTTTGTTTTGACTTATCGAATGTAGCACCTACATCTTTCATTTATTTTTCCCTTCTGTTGTGTATTTGTTTACTAGTTTAACGAATTCATTTTTGAACTCTGTCATTTTCTTTGAGTATTCTCCAGTTTTAGAAAGACCTCTAAAATATAATTGAGGTGTAACTTGATTCCCTTTACCATCTTTCATGTATCTTCTTATTCCTCTTCTTCTTGTACCAACAATACCACTTTTCTGCATTTCTTCTACTGCTTTATTATCAAGCAAACCTTTTTTCTTTAGGTCTTCCATTTCTGCTATAGTTATTCTTCCCATTATTGTTTTCCTTTGTTGTTATTATTAAAGTCTTCAGGTTGTGGAAAGTATCCATTATCTTCTATTGAATATGAAAAATAACTAGGATTTACAGTGACAGTTTCTTTATGTTCTGTTTCAAAACACATAATCTGTTTACCCATAATATTTCTAGTTCCTTTATACACAACTCTATCAAATACTTTTCCATCATTTATACCAACAGTATAACTCAAACCCTTTTGCAAAAGTTCTTCGTTAATATTATTTGTCATCATTACCCCAAGCTTCGTTTAACTTTTTGTATTCTTGCATTATTTTAACCCATTGTTCTTTAGAAAGATTTGTCATCTCTCTTGCTTGTGGGTCAAACATATTAAACTGACCACTTTCTTGTATTGCTTTATACTCAAGAAAGTCTTTTTGTGTAATTTCTATCATGTTGTTTTCCTTTTCTTTTTTATTAGTTATTATAGCAATCATTACGCTTTTCTTGAAAGTTTATTAAATGAACCTTTGTAATTCAAAGCGTGTAAATCACCATTTTCTATTAGTTTTTCTATTTGACTTTTTGTTTCTTTATTTATGCTTTCTGCAAGTGCTAATATAGAATCTTTTTGTTGTTCTGTTAATTCTGTATTTTCTACTTGATTGCGATAAACATCATCTGCAATATTCATATACATATTAAATGCTTTCTTCATGCAGTCTGTATTTGCTGACTTAATGTCGTTACCTAAATCAACATATTCAGAACTACCTTTCTTTTTTTGTATACGATGTGCAGCTGTCATATCACCTATTCTTTTAACACCACTATCATACCACATCAGTCTGCCATGTACTACAAATGCTTCTGTACCAGCAAACTCTGTACTAATAATTTGCCAACTCCAGCCAGGATAATGTCTATCAGCAGTCTGTTTCATGTATCCAATCTCTACATAATCCATACCCATTTTATCTTTTATATAAGCTTTAGGTGTTTTCATATTACTTACTAAACCATGAGTTATTGCTATGTTTTGAAATCTAACTCTATGTGCATCTAATTCCATATTCTCGTTATCGATTTCTTGTAATGTATTATCTTGTTTTTTCTTTGGCATTTTATGCTCCTTTGCAAGTTATTTCATAATAAGGACAGTAATTACATTCCCAGTCATATACTGGTGTATCTTCTTCTCCGACACTAGGTATCGCGTCCTCTTCATATATTCTTTTGTTTATTTTACTCCAATAGTTTTCTGCTTGTTCTATCCAGTAACTTGGTATATTGCTCACTCTTACATCACTTGTTTCTTTTTTATACCATGTTAATGACATTTTTATATTGTCATGATTTAAAAAACTAAACTCTTCCATAAGACCTAATGCATATGTACCAATTTGTAATTCATAATTTACACTTGGATTAAAATCTCTTTGATTTTTTCTACCAAACATTTTTTTCCATTTATAACTATGCACAGTTTTTATATCTGTTATTTCTGCATATTTATTTTCTTCATGTACAAATGCAACGTCTAAAGTTCCTTGAACTCTTAATCTTGGTATTTGTATAAAATGTTCAATTAATGAAATCATCCCTGTGTCTTTATAAATATCTTGTGTGTATTTAACTAGAGCATATTCTATATCTTTATGTACAATTGTACCAAGTCTCATCAATCTTCCAGACCTATCATCCATTTCTTTCTTTTCAGCATTTGATAATTGAAAGAATTGTTTTAATCTACATGAACCAGCACTTGATGCACTAAAATAAGAATTAGGATTGTTTTCTTTACGATTTAATTCATTTTCTTTTTGTTTGTCTTGTATATATTTAGAATACGTATCTAAGACAATACTATTTTTTGTTGAATTAATACCCATTTGTTTTTCCTTATAATTATAAAGGACTCAGCACAGATGTATAACTCATTGTCTAAATAAACCCCTTTACATAGAACAACTGAGTCCCTTAATATCCCTAAAATACTGTTTAAATATAACAATAATAAGACTTAGAACAAAGTAGTTTTGTGATTTAACTTGTACTTTGCAAATTTCTTACCACCACTATATTCTAATCTAGTTTTAATATCATGTCCTTCTTTCTTTAAATCAAACACAATAGCTGCTAATCTAAAACATCCAAATCTGCGTAATGCATCAATCGGAGTAAGAACACCACCAGATTCAAAATACTTTAGTATTTCTTCTTTTTGTGTTTTCTTTTTTAACATATTTCAAATCCTCCACTTTGTTTACAAAATTCAATAAAACTTTTTACATTATCTCTATGGAATGGATAATTAGAACTCCAATCTTCTTTTGAGTATGCTTCTTGCCATTTTGTATTGTAAGGTTCTGGATAATTAGCAGGAACTAAATCTTTTCCATGTTTCTTTTTACATTCATCACCTATTTTATCCATTTTTGCACGAACTTTTTTATTGTGAGCTTTAGCTTTTGCTATCTTTAATTCTGTTGCTTTTTGCAATTCATCAACAGTTCCATCATCTAATTTTTCAGATAATTTTTCTGCAATATAAAGAGCTGTTTTTTCTTTTATTCTATGTCCTGAATTGCTATATCCACCATCCATTTCATCATGTGTCATATAATCTTCGCATGTCTCTATTACAAAATCCCATAATGGTCTCCAGAACCATACATTATTACGAAAATATGAGCCTGGATTATCATCTTCATAATTATCTTTTAAATTAAAATACTCATCTTTAACATCTTCTGGTGTATTATTCCAATCTAAAAATCCATCTTTACCATATTGTTTTAGTATTTCATTATATCTCTCTGGATAATCTTTATTTATTTTTGGACTAACACCATATACATCATATCCCATTATTCTTCTCCTTCTTCTTGCATTGTTGGTATATCAAATAGTTTACATAATTGATTAAATGATTCTTTGCCCGAACTAGACATACGCTGATACTCCCATGCTAAATCATCCATTAAATCAATTGCTTTTGTTTTTACATTTTTAGTTGACTTTGATAATGCTTTATAATATTCATTCATATCTACAAAGTCTTCTGTTCTTGGTAATGACATTATACTCTCACTTTCTTTACTTCTGTTGTTTCTGGAAATATTTGTTTACCTAAGTAATATGCTTTGTCTTCTTTAGCAACATTTACGTGAGTTACAATTACTTCACAGTTTATGTTTTTGCTTATTAAAAGACCTCTAGTACCTGTCTGTGTTTCGAAATGTGTTCCTTCATCTAATGATTTAAGAAATACATATCCTTTAGCAGGTATATTTTTAGGTTTATCTTTTAATGCTTTATTAACTAGTTTTTTAATATCTCTTCTACTTTTAAATAGACTATCTTTATTATCTATTCTTCCAGTAAACTTTCTATTTCTTTCATATCTTTTACGTTTCATATCAATATTCCTATGCATAATCCAATTATAATACCAAGTATAAATTCATATTTTTGCTTTGTTTCATGTATTGCTAATACAATAAAATCCATTAATATATTTTTCATATTGTTTCCTTTGTTATTTATTATTATAGTTAAATTAATATGGTTACAGAGGCTTTTTACTAGTGACTATATATCGAGAGTATTAATATATTGTGTTGGAGTTTCTTAAACTCTGCTTGTAACCATAAAGTAAAGGATAGAGCCATAACACAGAATAACTCCTCAGTAATCTGCTGGCAATACCTATCCTTAATCTTTAAGGGCTTGAACGGTTATTGTTTATTTTATTAAACCATTAACTACTAAACAATTAATTGTGTCCAAACCCTATTGAAAGAATGTTAAATTTGCATCGTTGTATAATTCAAAATCTTCATTGACTTCAAATATATAATAATTTCTTAGTATTGTTTTACGATGGTTCATTCTTCCCATTCGCTTTTTGTTATATGTTTTTGGTATGAATAGAAAGGGTTTATCGTTTTCGTCATATCGTGGCAATGCGAATCCTATCTTATTAGAATTCTTTACTATGCTATATATTGGTACTGAACTATGTGTATTAGTTTCTAGCTTTTCCATAAAGTTCTGTTCAAACATTACATTACGCACCATTAACCATTTAGCTCTCGGAAATAATATTACATAATTCTGCATACCATGAACATCTAACTCTGATGCTTTAGCAATGTTAATATATCCTAACGCTTTTTCTTTCATTTTTAGTCTTCAACTTTCTTTAATATCTTTATAAACTTTTGCACTTTACGTAAGACTGTAAGTTGCTCTTCTACTTTAATATCATTAAACTTCATACCAAATCTTTTCTTTGATTGAAAGTCTAACATATGTTGAAATAATATTTCCTGTTCGTCATCTGTTATTTTAGTATTTCTAAATCTGCTCATAATAGTTCCTTTAGTTTATGCCCAAGTGCTATTAAAAAACATATATATATAGTATAGTAAGTATGACATTAATATAAAGATATATATGCTATATAACAGCACAAGGACAAGTTGTAATAGTAAAATAAGCAGTTTAAATAGACTTGCTTAGGTCTGTTGGTAGTAAATCCTTACTCTACTACGTTAACGTTAGATACGTACTCTTGGTCTTCTGCAAATGTAACTAATGTTTTCTTTGTTAGTAATTCACAGTCTGAATTAAGCTGTTTAAGGTCAGCATCACGCTCACGTAGAACATCATTCTTGTTAGGTATAGATGTGCCAAACGTTCTGTTCCATCCACGCTTCATTGGAGCTGCTCTATGCTTAGCTCTATACTCTTTGATGATAGACTTCATTTCAGTTACAAACTCTTGGTATACTTCTTCTATGGTAGTCATAGTTTCATATCCTTTCTTATGTTGTTTTATTAATAATTAATCATAAAATAATTTATAAAAATTAAATCATAACTAAATTTTTAATTTAGTGTTACCCCCTTATAGGGGGTATATATGTAAAAAACACCCTGCCACATTTATCTCCATTTTTTTTAGAAAACACTTGGTCATTTTAAAATAAGACTTGACTTTTGACTTTTAGGTCAGATAAAATACAGAGTTATTTTTTTTATAAAAAAGGGTATTACATGACTGTTTCTTGCGCTGATAAATTATTTGTAATAAATTGGGTTATAGGTTAGATTTAAATATGGCTATTGCTATGACAGAATTATTAAATCTTTCTGCTGAAGAACAAAAATATATATTAAAACGTATATCTAAAGACATTTACACTCCTATAGACATAGACGGACAAGTATATTATATTCCCTCAGCTGTTAATGATTTAATAGAAAGACTCTTCGAGAAAACTGTTTCTTTAAAAACACAATTGGAAGATGGATTACCAAACAATACGGAATAAAAAACATTACGTTTATGACAGTATAGAAGAATTTAGGGTACACAATCCAAACACTAAAGTGCAAAAGGATTGGAAAATTGCAAAAGAAGGAGATTGGGTATATGCAAGTGATGGTAAAATTGTGCAACTGCTAAAAGTTTCTACTAATATTAAGCATCATAACGACAGAAAAAACTATAAGTTTGCTAATGGATGGGTTCGTACAATAGTAGGAACATTTATAGTTAATAAAACATCAGAAATGGATACTGATTTTACCAAACATCCAAACAGGTATACGTTTAGTGGAACAAATCCACGAAGTGTCAAAGAACGTAAATCTATAACTAATAAAGAAAAAATGTTTGCAACTAATGTTGCTGTAGGTATGGGAATAGTCAAATCATACATGGATGCGTTTGATGCTGATGACACAATAAAATCTAAAAAGAAAGCTGTAGTGCTATTAAAACAGGATAGAGTTATGCATGAAATAGAAAAATCTGTAATGGATATTGCAAAGAATATGGGTCTAGACCACGAATATGTATTAGGTAAATTAAAATTATTATCTGATAATAGTGAAGATGACAATATTGTATTGCAATCAACAAAAGAAATAGGAAAAATAATAGGAACAACTGGTAATACAATTAAACAAAAAGAAATGGGTATTATTGGAATGTTTCAAGGTTTTAGTCCTGAACAATTAGAGGATGCAAAAAGACCAGAGTTAAAATCTATAAACGAGGAGAAATAATGAGTTGTAAATATTGCGGTTCTAATAAATATAAAAAAAATGGTAAAAGAGGTTTTGTACAAAGATACAAATGTAACGAGTGCAATAGAGAATATTCTGATAATAACGAAAACAATAATAATTCTAATGTAAATACAAGTTCGTATGTAGAAGATATGAACTATATTTATATAGATGACGTAGAAAACAAAAAAGTACCTACGTTAAAAAGTGTATTAAAGAAATTTAAAATAAAAGAAGACGTATGGAAGGTTACTAATTTTAAAGTAAACCAATGGGATGTATCTGCTAAACAAGAAATAGATGGTAAAATTGTTTGGAATACACATACTAACTATCAAGCAAAAGCTAGTCTAGTAAGGAAAAAACCAGTAAAAACAGATTTTCCTCATGTTCGTGGTGCAAAAGTTAAAAGACTAAAGTTTAATGTCAATATTCCTAAAAGAGAAAAAAAGTTAGATATAATTTTACCTGATTCTCAAATAGGGTATAAAAAAGATATGACTACAGGAGAACTAGAACCACTTCATGATTTAAGGGCAATTGCTATTGTTACTAAAATAATTAAGGAAATAAAGCCTAATCGCATAATAATGTTAGGTGATATGCTTGATTTACCTGACTGGTCTACACATTATGTGCGTTCACCAGAATTTTATTTTACAACACAACCAAGTATAGATTATCTTGCATCTTGGATTAATGAACTAAGACCATATTGCGAAGAAATGGTATATATAGAAGGTAATCACGAAAAACGTATGATGGATAGTATTGTACAAAACACAATACAAGCTTATGGTATAAAACCAGCGAATGAACCAGACGTACCTCCATTAATTTCTGTACCTTATATACTTGGATTACATAAAATAGGAGTAGAATATGTTGGACAGTATCCTCATGGTGAATACTATATTAATAATAATCTGGTATGTATACATGGAAACAAGGTAGGTGCTAAAAGCGGTCAAAGTGTTATGAAGTTATTAGACTCTCCTCGTATTAGTATTATACAAGGACATATACACAGATTAGAAATGGCGCATAAAACTGTATGGACACATGGAAAACCAAAAATATATCAAGCAGTATCTATGGGAACATTAGCTAGAATAGATGGTATCGTGCCTGGCGGTGGTACTAGATATAACTGGCAACAAGGATTTGGAGTTGTTGAATACGATGAGGAAAGATTCCGTATAGATACAGTCGGTATATATGATGGTCATTCAATATATAATGGTAAAGAATACATAGGAAAAAAATGAGAAATAAAATAAAAAGAAATACTCGTAAAGACATATTAAATGATATATACAACATACATCATTCTATACGTACATTGTTTACAGAAGTTAGAAAAGTTCATATTTTGTTTGAACAATATTTAGAAATGAAAAAAGAATCAGGTAAGTTTGAAAAGTACATCACAGATAAAATCGAAAAAGATAAATCTGAACAAAAAAAACGTAAGTGAAGCAGAAAAAGCTTTACAGGTTGCATATACAGATTTAATAGCTTTTGGTAAATTATTTTTATCAGGAGATTTTGGTAAATCTGAAAGTCCGTTATTTCATTATGAGATAGGAGATGCATTGCTAGAGAACACTACAAAGTCTTTGGCATTAATATTACCTCGACAAAGTGGAAAAACACAACTATTTAAAACTTTTTTATTACACAAAATACTTTTTAAAAAACCTGATGATTTAATGTTTATGGCTTGGGTATCTGATAATCATCGCAAGTCTATTTTAAACTTACAATATATTAAACAACATTTACAAACTAACGACATTATTAAATATTATTTTGGTGATGTAGTTGGAGACAAATGGACAGAGACAGATATTGTAACAAAAACAAATGCAAAGTTAATAAGTAGGTCAAACTTATCTAGTGTTCGTGGAGAAAATTATTTAGGTAAACGATACGACCTTGTTGCTCTTGATGATACTGAAAGTGAAACAAATACAGTTACTAGAGAAGCTAGAGAAAAAATTAAGAATATTGTTTACAATGGTGTAAAACCTGCTTTAGATGTAGATGGTAGATTAATATTTGCTGGTACACCTGTTCATTTTGATAGTCTTTGCCAAAACATTTTAGAAGGGTATGATAAATCTGAAAGTAAAGATGATTATACTTGGAATGTAATATCATACAAATCTACACAACCAGAAATGTCTGGAGGTGTATTATGGAATTCTTATATACCAAGAAAAAAACTAGATAGAATTAAAAAAGAATATTCAGAAGCAGGTCGTATACATGGGTATTACCAAGAATATGAACTAGAAGTACAAAATGAAGAAGAAGCAGTATGGGGAAGAAAGTATATAAAAAAATGGAAAGGTTATTACGAACACAAAGATGGTCAAAATTATCTTGTAATTAATAAAGACCCTATACCTGTAAATACTTTTATTGGTTGCGACCCTGCTACAGATATTGATACAAAAACATCTGACTTTTCTGTTATTATGGTTATTGCAGTAGACCAAGATAATCAAATGTATGTTGTTGAATACGAAAGACATCGTAGTATACCAACAGTAGGGCAACGAGATTTAGATGGAAACATACTAAATAAAAAAGGTGTAGTAGATTATATATTAGAATTGCACGAAAAATACCATTGTATATCGTCTACTGTAGAAGATGTTGCTATGAATAGGAGTATATTTCAAGCATTAAATGAACGTAGACGAATAGAAGATAAATTTAATATTAGTGTAATTCCAGAAAAACCAGGCGGAAAAAATAAAAGAAATAAGATTTATAGTGGTTTAAGTGGTAGATTTAGTACAGGAAATATCTTTTTAAAAGAAAATATGTTTGATTTGATTAACGAAATTGTTACTTTTGGCCCGAAAATGAACCACGATGACACGATTGAGACTCTTTATTACGCACAATTGTACTCATTTCCGCCAAATATGAACCAAAATAAAGATAAAAGTGGTTGGTATAAGGTAAAACGTAAAGCTAAAAGTTGGGTTGTATCGTAATGCCTAATAAAAAAGCAAAAGAAAGAAAACGAAAACGTAGAAAACTTGCGATAGAAAATAAAACTTATAAACGCAGATTAAAAAAGATGCAGAAAGAAAAAAGAAATGCAAACTAAACAATCTAAATATAAAACAAAACAAGTAAAAGATAGTATGGGTTTAGTCTCAACTCTTTATGACATTGATGGAAATTTTATGAGTTTACAAGAAGTTAATAGAAATAAAGCTTTTACAACAAGAAATCTTTTAAAAATAGCAGATTCTTTAAATAAAAATCCTAATGATAATAAAATGACACAAAAATTTCAAAGTCAATATAATTTTTTGCAAGAACTTATGGGAAGCTCATCTAATAAAATTACAGTTGATGGATTACTTGGAAAACAAACACAACGTTCTGTTATGGATGTAAGAAAAATTGCTGAATCTATGTCGTCCGATAGAGTATTTGAAAACTTAAAAAGAAGAGATGCAATTAAATTAAATATGGATAAAAAATAATGGCTAGAGTTACTAATAAAAACAAAGCACATGAAAATAAACAATTGTGGGATAGAGCTAATAGTACCGATAGAGGTAAATGGCGTTCTAAAAGTCAAAAAGGATATGATTTTTATCTTGATGAACAACTAACAGAAATAGAGCAAGATTCTTTAGAAGAAGCAGGAATGCCTACTTTTACGATTAATAGGATACTTCCTATAATCGAAATTATGAAATATTTTGTAACTGCTAATAATCCTAGATGGAGGGCTGTAGGAGTTACTGGTGACGATACAGATATTGCGCAAGTCCATTCAGATATTGCAGATTATTGTTGGAATTTATCTAATGGTAATTCTGTGTATGGTCAAGTAATTTTAGATTCTCTTGTTAAAGGAGTTGGTTACTTTTTATTAGATGTTGACCAAAATAAAGACAATGGAAAAGGGGAAGTTACTTACAGTCGTATAGACCCTTATGATGTATTTGTTGACCCAGCAAGTAGAGATTTTTTATTTAGAGATGCTGGTTTTATTATTGTAAAAAAGAATATGTCAAAGTCTCAATTAAAAACATTGTTTCCAGAACATGCTAGTAAAATAAATAAAGTAACAAGTCATTCTGATTTTGATGGTGTTTATTCACAAAGAGATATAGAAACTTCTAAGGTTATACAACCTGAAGATATATCTAATACTTATTCTCAAGGTGGAGAAGAAGACCAAATAATTGGATATTATGAAAAATATTCTAAAGTTAAAATTCCTTTTGTTAATGTATTTGTAAACGTACCACCAGACAATGATAGTCTTGAACAAATGCAATCTGCTATACAAGTTCAAGTGCAAGAATTTCAATCTGAAATAGATGTTTTATTAAAAGAAACAATAATGAATATTGAAATGCAATTAGAAAATGGTGATATCATTGAAGAAAGAGCTCAATTAGAAATACAAAAAGCAGAACAACAATCTCGACAACAAGTAGAATTAAAACAACAACAATTAATATCTGAATCACAAGAAGAAATAAGTAAAGTAAAGCAAATTGTTGTAAGAGCTACAGAATTTGATAGTCTTATGAAGGATAAAGATTTTGCAGAAACAGTTGTTGATTATGTAAAGTTTTTTGAAACAAGAATTATGTTATGTTGTAGCGTCGGTGATGATGTATTTCTCTATGAATATGAATTACCAATTAATGAATACCCTATAATCCCTATCCCATACCTCTACACAGGTACACCCTACCCAATGTCAGCAGTAATGCCTTTAATTGGTAAACAACAAGAGATTAATAAAGCTCATCAAATAATGATTCATAATGCAAACCTAGCATCTAATCTTAGATGGATGTATGAAGAAGGTTCTGTAGATGAGTCAGAATGGGAGCAGTATTCTTCATCACCTGGCGCTCTATTGAAATATAGGCAAGGATTTAATGCTCCAACACCTATACAACCAGCACCTATTAATAATGCATTTTACACTATAACCCAACAAGGTAAAGCAGATGCAGAATATATATCTGGTGTACCTTCTGCTATGATGGGATTTACTTCTGACCAAGCAGAAACATATAGAGGATTATTAGCAAATGATGAATTTGGAACTAGAAGGCTAAAGTCTTGGATGTCTACAATTGTAGAACCAGCATTAGAACATCTTGGTAGGGTATTTCAGCAAGTTGCACAACGTCATTACACAATTGATAAAGTATTTAGGATAGTACAACCTGAAGCGGGACAAAAAACAAGTGAAGACTCAGAAGTTAGAATTAACATTCCTATTTATAACGACTATGGTCAAGTAGTAGGAAGATGGATGGATTACGAGTCTGCAAATTTTGACGTAAGAATTATAGCAGGTGCAACATTACCATTAAACAGATGGGCATTGCTTGAGGAATACTTTAGATGGTTCCAGTCTGGATTAATTGATGATGTAGCAATGATAGCAGAAACAGATATTAGAAATAAAAAACAATTAATTGAACGTAAAAGTATGTATTCTCAGTTGCAGTCTCAAATAGAATCATTATCTGAACAAATGAAAGACAAAGATGGTACAATAGAAACATTAGAACGACAGTTGGTACAATCTGGAATTAGAATGAAAGTTCAAGAAGGTGGATTAAAAGTTAAAGATACACTTCAAAAAACAGATGCAGAACAAAAACTTTTAAGAAATATGATGAAAGCAGAATTTGATATTGTACGCAGAGATTTGCAAAAAGAAGTAAAAGATGATGCAAAAGAACAAAAAGATAAGCAAAAAAAAGACTTTGAAGATTCTGCTAAACAGAAATAAATTTACTCAAACTAAAAGGATAGTAAAATGAATAGTCAAGAACAAGTAAGTAACGCTCTTTCGGGAGCCCCAGAAAGTTCTTCTAACGAAGAAATGGATGTCGATAAGTTTTTCGAGGCTTTAGACAACCAAGTGAATGGTTCAATTTATGATAATGAACCACAAGTGACCAATCAACCTCAGATAACCTCTAATCAGTTGGATAATCAAGATGTACAATCTGAACCTACTGACATGAGCCCTGTAGAAGGTCAAGATACGGATATTGGAAATCTGCAAAAACGGTATAGTGATTCTAGCAGAGAAGCTAAAAAGCTTAGTAAGCAATTAAAGGAGATAGAACCATATATGCCAATACTCGATGCTATGAAAGAAGACCCTAATTTAATTTCTCATGTGAGAGGTTATTTTGAGGGTGGTGGAGAAGCGCCTAGTTCGATGAAAGAAAAACTAAAATTAGGTGAAGATTTTGTGTTTGACCCAGATGAAGCTATGTCAAATTCAGATTCAGATTCTGCAAGAGTATTGTCAGCAACAATTGATGGTGTAGTTCAAAAAAGATTAAATGAAACTATGTCTCATCAAAAACAAGAGAATACAAGACTTGCGAAAGAAATTGAATTTAAACAAAAGCATAATTTGGATGACGGACAATGGTCTAAATTTGTTGAATTTGCAAAAAATAAAACTTTAGAGTTAGATGATATATTTTATCTAATGAATAAAGGTAAAAGAGAGCAAACTATTGCTCGTAATGCAAATCAAGAAGTAACCAATCAAATGAAAAGGGTTCAACAAAAACCTGCTTCATTAGCGTCCGCTGGTAGTTCACCAGAACAAGAAAAATCTCACGATGATATGGTTTTTGATGCTATTCTAGGTGCTGAAAACAAATTAGAAAAAGCACTAGGATTCTAAAACATTAGTTTTAGTCTCCTATTGTCAAATCAGTAAATAAAGAATAGGAGCCTAAAATGGCAAGTGACCTTTTACAAATTGGTGGCGTTACTGGTTTAACTGAGAATAGCGCTGGACTCGATGATAATCTGAGTACTGGTGACCTGCGGAGGCGGTATAACTTTGGCGACAAAGTATCCGAATTAGCGATTGCACAAGACCCGTTTTTTCGCTTGGTGTCTAAGGTAAATAAAAAACCTACCGATGACCCTCAGTTTAAATTCACAGAACGTAGACCATCTTACCATAAGCGATATGCTTATGTTATGGGGCATAACAAAAATGGAACCCCAACTTATGATGATGCAGAACTTTTTCAAAGTGGTGCAAATGCAGCTGTTTCAGCAGCTGGTCAAACAGTGCAAGTTTACATGGTAACTGACTATAAGTCAGATGGAAATCTTAGCAATGTTCAAGGGCAAACAGGTTCATCAAAAATTGATGTCGGAGTTGCAGGAACAGCGCCAGAATTTTTCCTTCCTGGCCAAATAGTTAAAATACCTGTAACTTCTACAGCTAATGGTGGAGCTGCTTTAACAAGCAATGCTACTGTTGGTTATCATGTTATAAAAGTAACCGCAGTTGCAACTAAAGCAACATTGGATGGTAAAGAAGCGGTAGCTGTTACTGGAGATATTGTTAAGTTTGAAACAGGTAAAAATGAATTAGCATCTTTTACTTCTAACAACTTTGGCCCTGGCGGAGTCGCTGGAGATGAAGCTGTTGCAGATAGAACTATTTCTAGTCAACTTGAGTTTATGAGAAGTTACGTTGTTGGTAGCGCACATGCTCAAGGTAGTACTTACCCACAAACATGGCAAGACAATCCTTTCTCAACTGGTAATGGTCTTACACAAATTTGGAAGACTGCATTATCAATGGACAACACAACTCGCGCAACAGTACTAAAGTACGAAGGTAACGAGTTTGCACGTCTATGGAGAGAAAAGTTAATTGAACATAAGTTCGATATTGAAACTGCTATGCTTTTTGGTTCACAATACACCGATGCAGCTGGAGTTCAATACACTCAAGGAGCTCTTGATTATATTGTAAACTATGGAAACATATTCTCATGGGATACAAATAAATCATCAGATGACTTCTTAGAGGATATGAGTAAATTCCTTGACCCTCGTTATAACAATGCAAACGCAACTGTATTCTTCTGTTCAACAGATGTATACAATTGGTTCCATAAATTAAGTGGATACTTTACTGCAAATGCTAAGAAGACCGATTTAGGTTCTGCTAATTCATTCGCAGCTAGAGGAGATATGTCAATGGGTGATAGAAAATCAGCCTTTGGCGTAGACGTTACTACTGTTTACACTCCATATGGAGTTATGAACATTGCTCGTAATGTACACCTAGATGGAACTAATGTTAAAATCATGGGTATCAACATGGCTCACTGTGCATACAGACCATTAGTTGGTAACGGAATTAACAGAGATACTGCAATTTATGTTGGTGTGCAAACACTAGAAAATAGTGGTATTGACAAACGTATTGACTTGGTACAAACAGAAGCTGGTATGGAATGGCAAATGCCTGAATCCCACGCAGTTTGGACTGGTTGATTATAATTAGTTAATCATGGATTTGATGCCCCTGACGTTATTTTCCTCCTTTTTTTCCGAAGGGGCAGAGAATCCTTATAGGACTTTGAATGGCAACAACTAACATAGCAACAGATATACAAAACATTACAGGTGTAACTACTGCAAACGCAGGGTTTATTACATCTGCACAAAAGTTTGTTGCATCTAAAATACCTAAAGATTTATTAAGTTTTGCAAAAGTTAAATCTGGAGATATTGATAATGGGAATCATAATAATGATAAATTATCTACATCTAAAATAACAGATGTTGTAAGAAATGGATACCTTTGCACAAAAATAACAGTAGAACAAGCTGCTTTTGCTAATGACTCTGCAAGTTTACAAAAATCAACAGAAAAGTTTCCTACTTATACTATTATAGGAGATAGTGCTGGTGCAAAACTACAAATACATCCTACACCTACTAATAGTCAAGTAGCAAACTATTACTTTATAGACCCTACAACAATTGATGATGATACTGTTCTTATGTCAGCAGTTATATACCATGCAGTATCAAATGAATATACAAAATTAGCATCTGCTACTGTTCCTA